AAGCCCACCCGCGACCACATCTCCATCTTTGATCGCATAGTCGTAACCTTTCTCTGGAGTTCCTCGAGAAGGAACAACGTTCGGGTGCCGACCGTCCACATCGAAGACACGAACATCCCGGGATCGAAATTTTCTGCCGAAATCGACGAACACGTGAAGATGAACTCCTCCAGTCGTTGGGTGAACTTCTCTGGCGACGATACATTCAGCTCCGAGAACCGACAGGTGATCGCTGACATGCCATTCGTCAAGGTCTCCACACTGTGCAAATGTAAGAAGGACATATTTGCTGTTAACGAAAAGCATTGCTGAGTCATCCGTGTCCTGCGAAACTAATATTATACGCAGGACACAGGACATAGGGCACACTATAAGTAGGGCCCTCCCACCCGCACTTCGGACATTCACAATGTCCGGTCACAAACACTACCCCACCCCTCCGTCCAGTCAGAATGGCGACACGTCGTGCCAAGAGTCACAGCCTCAAAGGCTCCTCACGCTACCGAAAAGGCCGCGCGTCTCGTCGCACCCGACGCTCCACCGTGAAGAAGCGAACCTATCGCAAAAAGGGCGCATCGAAGAAGCGCATGATCAATCTGGTCGCGACCAAGAAGCGGGACACGATGGCGCCGTTGACCAACGCAACATTTGACCCAGCTGAAAACTCGACTGTCCTTCCTGCCATTCTGCTGCCTGGTCGGCCCATTCCGGCCCGAACCCCTGCATACACTTACGTGTTTCCTTGGATGCCTACGTACCGCAGAGCCTATCCTGTGAGTCATTATGACAAGGCGAAGCTTGGTGTCTCGGACCCATACTACGTCGGTCTCGCCGAACGAATCAGCATCCAGACTACCGGTGGCCTTCCTTGGAAGTGGAGACGTGTGTGCTTCACGTTCAAAGGCACCACCTTGATTGCTCCGGCCCCGCGGACCAATACTACCATTCCTGAGCCACCCATCCCTATCTACGATACGAGTAGTTATTATCACGAGGGCTTCGATAACGAAGCAGGGCAGTTCCGCACCATGTACGATTTGGCGTCTTGGTATGGCGGACCAGGCTGGGAAACCAGCCTACCGGAGAGGCTCCGTACCTTGTACGAGCATATCTTCGAGGGCCAATCGGCCCAATTCAACACTTCTGGCATTCCGTCCAATACTGATTGGTTCAACGTCATGGATGCCAAGACCAACAACAAGCGTGTTACGATCAAGTATGACAAGACTGTGACCATCTCGAGTGGCAACGAGGATGGAGCCACACGGACTTATCGGAGGTATCATCCGATGAATCGCACCCTGCAGTATGACGTGTTGGAGGCTGGGAACACTACTGTTACCAACGCCATGTCGACAGAGTCTAAGCAGGGGATGGGTGATTACTATGTGGTGGATTTTTTTCAAGCACGTTATGCATCTGACGGAGAAGACGGTAGTCTGATATTTGATCCTCGTGCTACTTTATACTGGCATGAGAAATAGATCGTCAGGTACGTAGATAAAAATACAATTTGCCTCCAACCAATCAATGTCATCCTGAAAGAAATCGTGCTTTCTTTCGTCATCAATATTGACCCGCATATCTATGCGAGGATCCCTGTTGCAACACCATATAATTGGTTTGCCCCACTTAACCATGACAGCATCTTTGTACAGCTGCCTAACCCCGGCTGTTGCCTGGGCACCGAACCAGGATTTCCAACCAGGGGTGTGCAGAATGCTGCAGTCATCGAAGATGGCGAACTCCGCTTCCGCCATCCCTTCCACGGCAATTTTACCGGAGAACAGCCTCTCGAAATAGAGGTGTTTCCCTAAACTCCGAGCCCAGGAAGTTTTTCCAGTCCGACTCCGACCATACATGATCAAAGACTTCGGACGCTGACCTATCAATATTAGCCTCGATCAGAATACCGAGGGTCCTTCTGGGGTGGGAGCGAGGGGCCCCCCCGGAGGGAGGGGGATACGCGGAATCCCCAGGGGTACCCAAAAGACATCACAAAAAGACTGCCGGGCGCAGCCCACTGTGATACTCACCTAATGGTGTGCCTCCAGATCCAATTCCAGACTGCGCCAGCCAATCATCTCGTCCATCAAACTCGCCACTGACGAAACCAGTTGTGAAGGGTGGCATAAAGGGTTCAGGTTCTGGGGCAAATCGCCAGATACCGTAAGCCTGATATTGGGTGAAAGATTTGATGAGAGCACCCCGATCCACTTCGTCGCATAGCTCAAGAAACTCTGTCGTAGATTCGCAGAGGTGCGCAACATCGCGGACTCTCGCAACTCCCACAGACATTCCTCCGCGAGGAAGCGGTCTCTCAAGCCCACCCGCGACCACATCTCCATCTTTGATCGCATA